GCGAATGGATTCTTTGATTTATTATAGTCGAACTTATGACAGTATCTAATACAATTTTCAATACCGTCTAAAATCATATCCTCTCTCCAAGTATATCCAATGAAGTTAGGTCTATTCGCCAACTTCCTGGCAATTTTCATGAATGATATGGCTATTTCATCCGATATAATAGGTCTCTTCTCCCCCTTATCAAATGATATTGCACATTCATCCACGAATGTAGACATCTGCTCTAAAAAGAGATTGTTGTCTATATAGTGGGCGGGATTTGGTTTTGTTTTTGTTTTTAATTTTTTTGGCATATGATTATATTATAACATAAAAGTGGGTTATTGTAAACGTATTTTTGATATTTCGTAGTCAAACTTTTGTTCATTGTAGGTCTTAATTCGAATCTCCCAGTGCTTCAATCCATAGTTCTTATGTTTCTTATGGCGGAGGTCATCCGCGAGGTCGAACATTATCGCGGTGTCTTTATTATCGGATTTACGCAGGATTCTACCAATACTCTGTAGCACCCTTATCCGAGACTTACTTGGGTGGGCGAATATCATTACATGGAGATTTCTAATATTTACACCGGTGGAGAATACACCCATCGATGCTATGATGATAGCATTACTATGACCTTCAGTCAATCGTCTAATTTCCTCTCTATCATCAGCTTCAACTTCTCCAGATACAAAGTATACTGGACGTTCTGATTCAGCGTCTTTAATCATCTCATATAATACCTTTCCATGCTTTTCAACAAAATTGAATAATATAAGAGTATTCCTTTTCTGTAACAGAGCAAGTCTAATTATGAATTCATTCCGTGCCGGGTGAGTAACAATCCAGTCTATCTCTTGTTGATAATTAAGCTTCTTACAATTTTTAGTATCCTCTTCGCCATACTTTAATAGTAGGGATTTAATTTTAAGGGGCGCGATGGTCTTATCATCCATAAGCTTCTTGGTAGTAACAGCATTATAGACGGGGCCGAACAANCCCTCGAGGACTAATTTATTTGTTTTAGTATCATCGGCCGATAATGTACCGGTAAGGCCTATGCGGAGAGGACAATCACTTAACTTCTCTAGTATTTTAGTAATGGAATTGGCCTTCGCCGTATGAACTTCATCACACATGATGGCACCGAACTTATCAAAATAATCTTTAGGTTGTTTGAAAATTGATTGCCATGTAGAAATATATATTTGAGACTCTGCATCCTTTTCTTTACCACCCGAGATTTGATGAACCATAGATTCATCGAAGTCATCATCGGTGGAAGAATAATCTAGGAAGTCGGAAGATAGTTGTTTAACGAGCGAGATGGTGGGGACCAGAATTAATATCTTATCAACACTCTTCATCCATTCACGGACAATAAGATATTGAATCAAAGACTTACCGCTCGATGTTGGTGCTAAAATGATGCCACGCTTGCGCTCAATGGCGAAACGCACAGACGCTTCCTGATAATCATAAGGGATTATACCCACGCCTTTTACATTTAGTTCAAGCTCCGGTGTGACATATTCATAATCAATAGAAAATGCTTCATCTAGTTCAGGTGATACGGTGTATTTTATCTTATAGTGTTTGGCGAATTTTTCAATATGGTTTATCAATCCAATATATAATACCCTATTACGAGTGGAGAATAGATGAACGAATCCATCCCATTGTCCGGTCTTAAATGCTGGCATGAAGCGATAGCCTGGAACTCTAAACTTGAAGTAATCGTCTAATTCAAACAAGATTCCAGGATCGTCAACTTCTATTCTAATATATACATCATTATGTTTAGTTAAATATAGCACTAAAANCCACCGGCCTGGAATTTATTAAAATCAATCCAATTCTTGATTGAGAATCCCATACGATTTAATGTATTGATAACTTCGGTCAAATAATCTACCATGACTTTCTGAACTTCCACCCGTGCCTCGACCTCCAATAAATCTAGATCACCCTCAAGGAAAGCCTTTATTTCATTTTTTTGTAGTACATATTGATAGCAATCGTCAAGATATCCAGCGTAATATGCATATCTATTACGATAGACTTTAGAACGTTGTTGTTCCAATGCTTTGAGTTTGATTTTTTCTTTGGATAGAAAGCGGAGATATTTAGCGGTAATGACAGGAATTTCTGCGGCCTTTCGGTCCAGTTTATTCTTATCCATTTCACAATCTTTTTCTGCCATTTCTTGATATTCGTCAAGATTCATAATATATATTCCTCATCAATATTACTATTATAACATATTATGTCATAAAAGTAAACAAACTTATTTCATAGTAAAATGGGTATAATTAATATCTAAATCACACATGATTGGTTCTGCATCCGCCATAGTAGTCATTTCAACGGCCGATAAAGAAGTAGGCCAGCAGTCATGAAAAACAATCTCTCTTAGAGGATTGCCATTATTTGATAAAATATGTAGAGTCGCGTCGGTCATTAACTCATTTATATTTGAAGTAATGCCGCCACGTTCTGGGTTCCAGAAGTCGGTCATCCATATATGAATCTCATTCCAGTTAAAGAAGCCTTCGTCGACTAGGAATGAAACATTTAANTTATCATAATTGATATGAACATCCGGAACCTGCATTTCAACCATAGGATTTGGAACATCAATTTCTGAAATTGTCACCGTTGGAAGCGATACAGTTTGAAGGTGAAATGTAACACCCGGGAGACGTTGGAATACAAGTTGATAATTACTCGGTCGTGCGGTGTTAAATTCATCTGGTGTAAATAAACTAGCCATTATGTATTCCTTTTAATATTCATATACTATTTATATAAAAAACCCACCGTTAGGTGGGGAAAGTGAGGACACACTTTTTGATTTTAAGCTACAATTTTGGATAATTCCCTCAACATGTTTTTATTCGCCGCCTTTGAGTTCAAAGACCTTTTAAATGTGTTGGCGTATGCGGCCTTGGTAATATTGCCCGCCTTATTAACCTTAGGTTTTTCCATCGCCTCTTCACGGGCCCGTTCACCCGAAGTCACAAGAAAATTTGTGTCCATCCCAACACCATCGAATGGGATAAATCCATCCTTATTAAGATTTTTTTTCAATAATCTTAATTTTTCTTGGTCATGACCCAGTTTTCTATTCATGTGATATATTAAATCACGTTTCGACCCAATGAATATCCCAGTCACTGTGGCATTAAATCTATCCTTATACATCTGCAATGCAGCACCGGTAATATCCGATGACTCGACATTATTCTCATAATGTCCATTTGGATTCGTTATATCATAAGTTTTATGAGTTTTTCTATCATAAATTTCAACAACAGCATCTCTATTATACCAACCGGTGAGATGATCATCACTCCAAGTTTGATATTGATCATCAGATTCAATTCTTTCAAATGAACCTATATCTTCGCCATCGGTTAAAACAATTACATTCAATTTTTCAATTCTGTTTTTCCTAATAAAGTTATCGGCAAAAGATAAACCATACACAAGCGCTGAATTCAATGGTGTTCCACTTAATGAATATTTGCTATCATAATTGTCCCAAGATTTTGGTACATAAGTTCTATTACTATATCCATTATAAAGTGATAACCAAAATAATTTTTTAGAACCCTCTCTGAATTCATTATTAGTCATTGTTGAAGATAATACCTGTAACAAATTCACCCCGCGTTGATTTCTATTCTGGCATAATTGGCCAATCTCAATATTATCTTCAGGTGGTTTATATGCATTTTCGCCATCATCATCATATAATTTATTCCATGAATTTGAAAATAAAATAACCTCGAACGGTACATTAATCCTTCTAGCAAATTGAGCGAGGTTCAGGGTTTGTTTCACAGTTTTAAATAACTTGTCGGTCATAGAACCAGACCAATCTACATACATAATAAATCCATGATTTTTCCCAGTAGGTGATACAGTACTTGTTTTAAATATATCATCCGAAAATTGATATTGCCAAACCTTAGAAACATCGAGGTCACCGGACCGTGCAGAATATGATCTACGATAATCCTTGGCAGATTTTCTTCTATTAAATTCTGAAGTTAGGAATGAAACACCATTTTTAGATTTATTCATAAATTTAGTAAATTCTGCATCCAATTCAGGTGAACCGAAATCTTCTAAATTAAGATCTTTGTAAAATTTCTTATGACTCACAAAAATATTTTTCCATTTATGTGACTTAGGAATAAAAGCGGAGACGAATGATTTTTTATCATAAATGACTTTATCACTTAAATGATTATCAAACGCTTGTTGTGTTTTAGATAAATTATTATCCTCCGCACTATTTTGTGGTGAACCATTAATATCTTCATCATCCTGTGATGAGTCATTGCGACTTTCCGAATTATTTTCACCCTGTGATGAGTCATTGCGACTTTCCGAATTATTTTCACCCTGTGATGAATTTGTATTTTCGCCACCATTCTCGTCACCAGATTGTAGTGAATCACTTTCCTCTTCTTTTTGTTCCTCTTCTTGTTTTTCGGCAATACCATGCAATGCGTGAGCGATATATAAAACATCTGAGTAATCGGTGGCATTACCAATTTCGTTAACCCAGTAAAGGTCTTCATCAGTTAATGGTACATCGACAACATCACCAACTTTAAAATGTAGGTTGATTTTGTCGAGTATATTTAATTCATTTAGGTCAGTATCATTGACGCCGAAGAAATCTTTTTCAATAAGAGTTTTATAACCTTCGCGCATTGCGTTGGCGGCACCTCTATATTTAGCTTTAATCATTCGTTCAATGCGTGCATCTTCTACAATATTAATTGCACCCCAGAATTTCTGGTGATCTGGGTCCATGTCACAAGGTGTATATAGTGCATGTCCCACTTCATGAAGTTTTAATAATAACTCTTCATAATTTGTAATATCCTTCCAAGCAGGAAGTCTCAAGACCCTATTCTTAACATCGAATGAAGCGGTGGCATCATTTGTTCTTAGAATTGTTAAGTTCTCTTGGGCCAGTAATTTTGCGATTATATCTTTTTTCATATTGTGTGTCCTCTTTATTAACCTTACATATACATTATAACATAACTATAGTCAAAGTAAAGTGCAAATGTAAATCTTTTTAATAAATTATTTCCTTTTCAATTGTTTATATGTATATTATATCATACTATGCGTGTTCTGTACAGTGCTACCATCATCTTTTTGTGGATATATTTCCATATCCCTTAATGGATACCAGAAGGTATCCCTATTCTTTTCGGTTTTGCACTGTACTTCCTCCGTATAGTATGATATAATATACATATACAAAATAAAAAAGGCATTCAAACAAAAATAAATACGGTTTTGCACTTTACTTTTGCTATGGATATGTTATAATGTATATAGGATGAAGGAATTATCCTTCCCTAAAAAATGTGAGGACTATATAATGAAAAGAATAACACAAAATGAATATGCCAGTTTGGTGATGAGTGAATATAATACACTGGAAGTGACACCAAAAATGGCAAAACTTATCTCTACACGAAATGAAGTGATGATACCATCGGGTACAATTTCGGTTGAAAATCGAATTGGGAAAGGTTTATATAAGATACCTGGTGTTGTTGAGGAACTTGTAAACACTACTAAGAAAGTGTTTACTGGTGCTCCGGCGATGAAGAGTGTATCATCAACACATACCATCAACTTTTATCACAAACCCCGCAAGGATTTTGTCCCGTGGGGTGAATTCAGTGATATTGTAAAGGTATTAAAATCCAATCAATTCTTTCCAATTAAACTTGTTGGTGAGAAGGGTACTGGTAAAACTCTATTTTCTAGAGAGGCAGCGGCCAAGGCGGGTAAGGAAATTATCCGATTGAATGTAACATCACAAACCGATGAGGAGGCACTACTTGGTGGTTTCCGTCTTGTGAATGGTAATACAGTTTTTGAAAAAGGGCCTGCGGTTGTAGCCATGGAGCGCGGTGCAATCCTTCTCCTAGATGAGCTTGATAGACTTACTGAAAAGGGTGAATCAACCTTAATGAGTATTCTAGATGAAGGCTATGTTTACCTTAAACGAATCAATGAAGATGTTTATGCTTCACCCGGATTTACTGTAATGGCTACAATGAATACTAAAGGTGTTGGTGATGGCGACATTCGTTATGTTAACACCACAACATTGAATGAAGCGTTTAATGATAGATTCCCATTAACATTTTCTATTAAATATCCCGGTGAAGCCACTGAAAAGAAAATTCTTATCAAAAATGCTGAAATGCTCGGTGTTAAGGATGAAAAGGTTATTGATGATCTTGTTAACTTTGCAGGTATTGTAAGAAAAACATTTAATGATGGCGGTATTGATGAGGTTGTTTCAACAAGACAATTGGTTGATATCTACAAGGCATTCACTATCTTCGGTAATATCAACAAAGCGGTTGAAAAATCAATTGAGAGATATGAAGATGAAATTATCGATGGTTTTTCAGAACTATGGACTTTAATTTCTTCTGGTGAAAAACCTGAGGAAGATATTAATTCAGATTCAGATTCATTATGATTTAACTTCCAACAGCGCTAAAAAAGGGACCTANTNGGTCCCTTCTTAGTTTAACTTCCAACAACGCCCTAATAAATATAATATGGATAATCATTATACATATCTTTTAGAATATTCGGATGGTGGGTTATATCATGGTGTTAGGTCATGTCACGGTGTGATTGATGAAGATGATTATTATGGGTCATCTAAATACACACCAAATGAAGTGCCCATTAAAACTATTCTAACAACACATAATACAAGAGAAGAAGCAATAGAAGAAGAGATTAGGTACCACGCTGAATTTAATGTAAAAAATAATAATCAATATTACAATAGAGCAAATCAAACTAGTATTGGATTTGATTATAATGCGGGTGGTGATATTAGAGGCCCAATGAGTGAGGAACATAAAAAGAATTTAAGTACTTCTTTAAGTGGTAGATTATTATCATCTGAAACTAAAAAGAAGATGAGTCGAGCTCATATAGGGGTTGAACGTAAACCATTCTCAAAAGAACATAAAAAGAATTTAAGTAAAGCTGGGATTGGTAAAAAATACGGGCCGCAAACGAATGAACATCAAAAGAAAAGAATTGAATCACTTTGGGTAGGTGTTTATATCACACCATGGGGAGATTATAATACATCAACAGAGGCGGCCAAACATTGTACTCACCCTATATCTCGCTCGGCGGTATATAATTGGTGCAGAGGTCATAATGATAAGATTATAACACCATATAATGTAGGAAAGGCTCTATATTTAAAATCAGAATATATAGGAAAATCATTCAAAGAATTGGGATTTAACTTCCAACAGCGCTAAAAAAGGGACCTANTAGGTCCCTTCTTAGTTTAACTAGCGTGAACTAATTAGATACCAGCAACCGTGAATTTACGGTAGTATTGGTTTGCACCAGCACCGCCAGCAAATGGGTTAGCCTTCATCCCATATCGCGTCTTGAAGCCGATACGTGGTTGGAAGTCTTCCTCACCCTGTGATTTCATCATCTGTAATGGAACGTATGGGCAATAGAAAATACCCGCGTCCATTTCAGAAGAACCTTTATAACCAACTGTAACAGTGTTAGTAGCAGCATACGGATCAACGAATACTTTGTACTTACCACCAAGAATACCAGCCATAAGACCTTGCGTGATGTCAGTCTGCATACCAGTTGAGATTGATGCACTCATTGTAGGTGCAGATAAGCCAGCAGTCATGTCAAGAACAGAAGCGATATCAGCAGAAACGATAAGGAAGTTACCAGCACCACGGCCAGTTTGCTTAGCGATTAAGTTAGCTTCTTTATTGATTTGAGTGATAAGCGACTTGTAACGCTCTCCACCCCAACGTGCGCCTTCATTGTCAGAAACATCAGTAAGATCGAATGTACCAGCAAGTGTTGCATTTTGTGCACCAGGCTTAGCAGCAGTACCGATTTCATCAATAACTTCCCAGTTGATTTCTTGTAAGATTTCATTAGAAAGAATTGAAGCCAATTCAGCTTCAGCGTCCAAACCATGTACAGCTTTAAGGTCTTGAGCTAATTCCATAGAGTACTTAGCTTTAAGAGCTCTTGATTTAACATCAACTGAAGTCTTTTCGATACCGAAAGTCATTTCAGCGAATGCTGCACCACCACTAACGAATCCACCTAAAGCTTCAGCATCTGCAGTAACCGTAGGGCCTGAGAATGTAGTGTTAGGTTTAACGCCTGGAGCGAATTGCTCTGTGCCAGCAGCATTTGTGTAGTAGCTCTTCATGTAGAAGATTAGGCCAGTGGGGCCATTCATTGGCTGTACACCGATAGTGTCATATGCCAACATTTGTGGAACTGAACGACGTACTAGAGAGATTAGGATAGGGTCCCAATTCTGCATGCCGCCTGCTACTACTGCATCTTCCTGTAGTGCGTCCTGTTGATTTTCTAAAAGGCGAGTCGTGATGTCACGTCGCGTTGAGTCTTCGATTGCTGGAAGGTCCGCGTGTTCCAATACTGGAGCCCACTTTTCTTTCAACGAATCTGCATTTTCTGATAAAAACATATTGTTTTCTCCTTATTTGTCAGTCATTTGTGCAATTGCACTGATGTATGAACTCATTGAATCGGAAACGTCAGGTGAAGCAGTAGTTGCCTCTACCGGAGCCTCGGAAGAATCTTCCTGTACATCGGTTTTAAAATAGTTCTCTTTAAGAATATTAAGCTTATTTAAGTAATCTTCGTTAGTCTCATAGTCCAGGTCTTCAGCTAAAGTAGTCATCTTAGCCTTTTCTGTATATGTAAGATCTTCGCAAACTTGATCAAATACTGCTTTTTTATTCGCCTCATGAAGTTCTGTCTTCATTGAGATTTTACGATTAAGCTCTTCATCCAATTGGATTTCAAGTTCATCGATACGTGCAGTTTGCTCAGCAACTAAGTCACGAGCTTCATCAGGAATATCAACATAAGCATTTTCAAATACTGTACGCAAACCCTTAATAAAGTCTTCAGTGATTTCAGTTTTGATACCTGATTCAACCGCAAGTTTGTTCTCAACCATCCACTCTTCAGCGATATAGTCAAGGTAATTGTTTAAGTTAGAAGTAATTTCATCAAGGCCGGTGCGAACAGACTCTTCAATCTTAGCTTCCATACCTTCTTCAATTTTTTCTGCATGTGCGCGAATTGTAGACTTAACGGCAGATTCATAAATCACTCCAGCCTTTTCTTTAAATTCGTCGGAGAATTCATTATCGCCAAACATTTCATTCACGTCGGATGTAACATCCAAATCACCAAATGATAATTCAACTTCTTCGTTCTTCTTCTTCTTAGATTCAGATTTTTCATCTTCATCTTCGTCATCAGAATCATCTTCTTCGCCTTCATCATCTTCATCTTC